GCCTGGACACTTTCTAATTGTTCATCCTCATCCATAAGACCATCTAGCATGTCCATAAGGGAGTCTAGTTCTGTTTCAGGTTCAGGATCATTAGCAAATTTAAGAGCGTTAGACTCTACAAACTCTGCCATAGATGGACTATCTTCATCATCTTCATCATAGTAATGCGAATAACACTCTGTTAGCATTCTTGACCATATCTCAAGTATCTTTGCTTTAAAACGATCTATCTCAAGCAAATCTGTCGAGTCTGAGTCTGTTGTATTACTAAATATGTCCATTAAATTTATCCTTGCTTAGTCTTTTCTTTTCTCTTTGAGTCCACCTAGTGCTTTCATACCCAAAACTAGGTCGTAAAGAGTTAATTGAATATATTCTTTCTGCGTGTTGACCACATTCAGAACACTTAATTCCTTTTTGCATATCTGTGTACGATATGTTTTCTTCTGTTACATGGTTTTCTTTACACTTAAAATCGTAAAAAGGCATAACAACTCCTAATTAATTCAGAATAACCCCCTCGTTAAAGGGGGCTACAACTTAATTAACTATTAAGTTCCTGGAACTACAAACGCAACACCAGCATCGTTACGAAGTTCTGCAACTCCATAAATAGTATCTGAAGTGAAAAGATCACCTAAGTACTCTTGCTTGTACTGTGTTTGTGAGCGTACACCAACTTGCTCGGCTAGAACTAGAGCATCTTTGTGCATCAAAGTACCAACTCTATCTGCACCAGAGTTACCTGCTGCTGAAGGGCAGTTACTAGAAATAAACACATCAACACCGTAGATTTGACCAATCTTGCCTGTACGGATAGCATCACCAGAACCAATGAACTGCTGCTCTGTGAATCTGTTAATTCCTAGCATGTCATTAGCACAGATAGGTGGAACTACCATTACACGACTGTCCATCGGTACATCTGCATCATCAAGTGTAAGAATCATTCTACGAATACCAGCATCTGTGATGTCAGCAGCGTTAGATGAGTTACCTGTGTAATCAGTAGAACCATTAGAGCCAATTACTGCTTTCTCGAAAGAAGCTGCTGCTGCTCCACCTACTGTACCACCTTGAAAACCTTCAGTTAAAGCAAATAGATCAGTATCTACTTGTTTAGCTAAAGCATAACCAGCATCGTCTGTGTAGAACTTACGCATACTTGCTAGTGCTTGTACTTCTGCAATATCTTCAATCAACTTCGAATATTCGTAGTGTTTGTTAATAGATACTGTGACAGCAGTATTAGTTGCTGCTGATAATGTTACTTGTGTGTTTGCTGCTTTAGCACTTGCACTTCCTCTCGCTGGAACTGGGATATAAATTGTGTCACCCTTCTTTCCTTTGTGAGATAGCTTAGTTACTAGGTTAGCAACCACTAGATTAGACTTATATGCACCTATTACTTCATCGCTCCACAACTCGGGGATGAAGTTATTAGCTACGGAAGTCGTTACTTGGTTTGAACCCAAAGCCATTTTACTTCTCCTATTATAGTATTATTATTTGACCCTTCCTTCTGCATATGCTTCCTGAATTTCATCAGCAAGTGTTGCATATCGGTTAGGATCTGTTACCTGTAGATTGATTAAATCTGCTCTACGGTAAACCTTCTTTCCACCTACGGAATCTCCCGATGATCTACTTTCAGAACTTGTTTGTTTCATGGCTTTTTGAATTTTAGATTTTTCTTCAGCTACTGCTTCTTGAGTTGCACCAGACATTTGAGTCTGTGAGTACCAATCAAAAAGTTCAATTGCTAAATCTGACCTATATTCTGTATCAGCTTTACGAAACATTTCTGTTCTTGTTGCACTATCACCAATAAATTTCTGAAAAGAAGTATCTGCAACAGTTTTTTGCCAATCTGGGTATGCCTTGTCTAAGGATTCCAAATTATGCTTTTGCATGTTACCCATTCTTTCTTCTCTGGCCTTTATAACATCTGGGTGGTTTTCTATGGCTTTGTTCACAGCCGAAACTGGATCATCATAGAAGTTATCCTCCTGTATTACAGGTTCCTCTGGTGGAGTAGCTTCATTAGCTTTATTTTGTGCTTCAAGTAAACTTTGTACTAACTTTCGTTGTTGGCCAAGTTCATCAGCCTGTCTACTCATTAGTGATTCAGCTTCTTGCTGCATCTTAATAACATCTTCCATGGATTTACCAGCATACTTTGCAGGAATATCGGGTTCAGGTTGTTGAGTTTCCTCATTCTGTACCTCTTGTGTTACTTGTTCATCCTGTGTTTCTGTTATTGGTTCACCTTGTAAGGGTGCTTCATCTACTACTATACTTTCACTCATTGTGTTCTCCGCCCTCTTCAGGGTTGTGAAGTTTGAATTATGTTGAATTTCCGTCTTGGAGTTCTTCCAACGCTAGGTTTGTCGCATTTTCTAAATTTACAATGAAATTTATAATACGCAACTGACCTTTGATTATCCAAAGGTCTTTTTCAGAATCAATATTGTTTACATTACCAATACTTTCTTCTAAATTCTTTAAATCTGCTATTAAATCTAACCAGCCTTCTGTTTCAGTCATTCCTAGTCTATCAACTAAGAACTTTTCATCGGTTTTAACCATTTTTACTGTACTGTGTTAGATAAATTAACTTTGTTTCCTGCTTCCCTGGCTTTTGCCAGGTTAAGTATTGTTTCAGATTGTAAATGTTCTACTTCTGGAATGTTTCTAGCAGTTTCAGAACGCATATTTTCAATATCTGCAATACCTTTTTCAATTGCTATAGAATCTTTTTGCAATTTAAGTATTCTTTCTTGTAGATCTATGTCGTTAGGTTGTTTACTCATAGCATCAGCTTGATGTGACATAGCCCTAGACTCTTCTTCTTTAGCTTCAGCCAAAGTCTTTTGTACATTAGCTTGTAATTGCTGCATTTCAAGCTGCATACCCATTTGTTGCATTTCTTGTTCTTGTGGATCTGGCTCACCACCCTGCATAAGAGCATTAACAATCTGATCTCTATTATGTATTGAAGAGTTTTGGAATAATGCCAACAAAATAATATTAAAAGCTGGTGAATCTTGCGGTATGGTTTGTAACATTTGCACCATTTGAGTCATTTCTAACTCTTTAGCCATAATGCCCATCGTTGAATACGGAATAAATTTGTAATCGTTAACAGGATACCTGTCTACATCAAACTGTATCTTTCTCCACATTGCCTTGTTTATTAAAGGTATAAGGAATGTGTTTTGGAAATTCATTAAAGTACGCTTTTGTCGTTTAATTGCAGCACTTTGCATCATTGACATGCCACTAGCAGTATCTCCACCTTGTGAAGCACTATCAGCAGAGCCAGTTCCCATTTGAATCATGTTTTGAAGTGAGGCAACCTGATTAAATGTATTAGGATCTGTTGTACCCATGTCGAGCGGCATGATAGCATCTCTAGGATTACCATTGGTCAAGACAGTTTTTCCTGCTCTCACTTCAAACTTTACGCCTCTTGGCAATCTACTCGCATCTGCGGCCATCATTGGCGTAGTAGTTAAAGCCAAAGAGTCAATTCTTGCTCTCATTTCAGCATCTAGAGCTTTTTGTGGATTATACCCCTTCTCACAAACCCCCCTACCCCAGAACTTGTTTGGTACGATGTCGTGTTGATAAGAAATAAATGGTCTATCGTTCATCATAAACGCATTTTCTTCAACTCTAAGAATATGTTGGTCGTTACACATGGTAACAACAGCCTCAACTAACTCATTTGCGTTAGATTTGTCATATTCAAAATCATCTTTGTCCACATTTTCACTTAAAAAGCGTTTTGGAACCAATCCCCAGTACTCGCAAATCTTAACAGAGTCAGATTCGTCTGCTTGTTTTGTTTCTGGATCGTAACCAAACTTTACTGTGTCATAATCACCATCTAAAGGCACATCTCTATAAATACCAGAGCGTATACCTTCAACAACATGGTATCTAGGTTTAATAACTTCGTGAGCAACGCCTAAAGCATCGTCAATTGAGTTGGCTGATGGATCAATAAGAAATTCTTTAGGTGATATAGGCTCCACATGAACATCAATAGCAGGATATTCGACTACAGTACGAGTTGTAGCCATTGTTCCTTCAATAGCTTGTTCTGTTGGAGATCTTTCTATTGTTTGTTTAACAACAATTTTACCAACACCTGTTCCATAGATGGCACTATTAAGAAAAACTTCGCATATAGCATCTTTACAGCCAGTTTTTTCGAGATCTTCTTGCAATAAATTTCGCACATATTCAGCATCACTAGGATCCTGGTCTAAATAATCATCCTGTATATCGAACCATTTTCCCCTGCCAAATGTTGCTTCCTCGAGTTCGGCAACAGATGACTCAACCGCTTGTTGTAACGCAGGTGATATAAGTTTTGATCGTTCATTTGCTCTTGTTTTATCTTCAGCAGACCAAATACCCCTCCACAATCTGTAATATTCATCCCACATAGGAATGTAATTAATATTTCTGTGAGTTCTCCACCCGTCAAGACGATAATTTAACCAACTTGCTAATGCTTGATATTTATTTTCTTGATTATTCATATTATTTCATGCAGACCTCTAGTAATAGTAGCCGATTTTAACAGTTATCATTCTCAATTGCAAGTGATAATCGTTATCATTTAGTGTATTGACCGATTTACTTCTTCAACTGCAATTAAACCATCTACTAACATTTTGCAAATTGTTAAATCAACCATTTCTTCTCTTTCTGTTATATCTTCAGGTATATCTTTTGTTAAGTTACTAATAATCTGACAAGCAACAATGTATCTTTCTGCTAAAGTTGTATCATCCGCACTATATTGCAGCAACTCTATCATTTCTTGCTCAGTCATATCTTCTTCAAATATGTCTTTAATATCCAGCAACATCATCTAGTGCCTCCCAATCATCTGCCAATTCAATAGAGTGTGCGAAGTCTGCTACTGATACCTGGTCTATATAGGCCAAAGCATCAAGTTGATCGTCATGTGCTAAGTGATTTGGAAAGTCATTTAGTTGCCCTAAAAACTCTTTCCAATCTTTTTTATCATTAAAGCTAACCTGGCCATGTTCCATTCGACCTTGTAAGGCCCAAGTTATGCGTTCTGTTTTCTTTTTTCCACCATGGCGTAATTCAACAATTGTTACCCATCGTCCAGCAATACGCATTTCATCTTCCAAGTAAGGTAATATAGCGTTTCGCAACGACCCTGTTTCGATACCAACGGTTGCTGCTTCTACCTTCATCGCAGATGAAAGAATTTTTTTTGCAGTTTCTTTTACATTCCAACGACCATGTAGTATGTCTTTAACCCACCACTTATCACGATCTATCTTGACAATCGCAATAGCCGTTTCGTCCAATCTCGATCTTTTTAAATTCCTTTCCTTTTCTATAGACTCAAATCCAGCAGGGTCTACAGCTATAACATATGATCCTTCTTCTGGCTCTTCAGATTTCTCAAACCACTCTTCTTTAAATATGCCGCCAGAGTTAGTTTCAAACGATGCCTCAAATTCTTGCCTAAATGACATAGATGACATGGTTTTACTGGCAGCCTTTATTTCACTATCAGGTATAAACGGATTATCGGTTGATGTAAATTGAAACGCATCCCAATCGTCATCTTCAAACGCATCTACATACAAATCATAGAAATGATTTTTACCAGCAGGTGTTCCAATAAATAAAGCACCGCCTTGCACATCTGAAAGTGTAGGCCTTATAATCTGTTCCCAGACTTGTGGCTTCATCGAAGCGTATTCGTCAAGCACACAAAATGCCAGGCCAACGCCGCGGAGCGTATCAGGCCGATCGCTGCCTTTTAAATAGATCTTTCTTCCATTGATCAGGGTGAGTACTGCTGTATTCTCATGGGCCTGTGCTATTAAGTCTTTACCTAACTCTTTTAACATTGCCCACATAATGTCTTTTGATTGCTGAAAAGTAGGCCCTACATAAAACACATCTTTAGATTCGCTTTGTATAGCGTTAATAAGTAATAACCAAGCAGAAAGGTAGGACTTTCCAAATCGTCTTCCAGCAGCGACTATTTTAAATCGTTTTTTAGAATTAAAGATCTGCAGCTGTGCTGGATGCAAATCAATGTTAAGTTCAGACATTCTTTCCTACATTTACAATAACTTCATCGTCAGTCTTTTCTTCTGGCTCCACTAACTCAGCTTCGTCATATTCACTAGCTTTTTGTTCTATTGACTCAATAGAGGCCACATTTATAATGACCTGGGCATCATTTTTAACTCTATTAGGATCGACTGCTTTTTGTACAGGTAAAATTCTATCCATACACATCTTTAAACAATGCACATCACCTTCTTTTGCTTTTGCTAATACCGTTGCTACAATCTCTACAGCGTTCTCATTCATGAGTTCTCTAGACAGAGCTGCATACTTATTCATCGTACCTTTAGGTTTACCTGCAGGATTTAAAGATGGCATCCCTTTATAAAAGTTAGGATTACCTCTTTTCTTAGGTTTATCCTCTTTATCTTCAAAAGGTGTCTGAGGTGCTAAAGGCGGTGGTCTTTCTGACATATTAAATGCAAATGATAATTATTATCAGTTAAGTATAACACTTAATAGCAGATTGTACGAGTTTTTTTGAAATTTCGTTTTTTGTGGTTGTGTGAATATACCCGTAACAAAATATTTTTTGTAGCTGGGTGGGCCCCTATAATTTTACTGTGAGTAAAAAAAGTTGACTGGCAGGAAAAACCTGAGCTGATCCGAAATTTATTAAGAATAAATAATATTTACTGGCAGTAAAACCATAAAACTATAAAAATAATATTAAATATTAGAATTTAAATATAAAAATGTAGGGTAATAAATATTTTTAATCTATTTGAATCAATAACAGATCTAAAACCAATATAAAACTAAT